CTCAGGAAATACACGGTTCTCACACGAGATGCAAAGAGATGGCCGTAAGTGAGGTGACAATGGCCGGAGATAACTGGATTTATAAGTACTATCAGGGTATCAAGGATGGCACTTATACCGTAGGCAAGTGGATCACGCTGATATATGAGCGAATCATTCAGGACCTCGAGGCGAAACTATACTTTTTCGACCAGAAGAAGGCAAATGCGGCTATCGAGTGGATTGAATCGCACTGTTTTCACACCGAGGGACCACTCGCGCCGAACTACATCAAGTTAGAGGTGTGGCAGAAGGCGTTATTCTCGTGTATTTACGGTCTCGTTGATGTAAATGGACACAGACAGTACCGGGAGTGTGTACTTTTAGTCGGACGCAAGAACGGAAAGACAAAGATAGCCTCTTCATTAGGGGACTACACATACCGACAGGAAGGCGGCTTCGGTTCGAGGGTATTCTGTATCGCTCCGAAGCTCGATCAGGCTGACCTCGTTTATAACGATATATGGATGATGACCACGCTTGATCCTGAGTGGCAAGAACTGAAAGAGGAGCTGACTCAGACCAACGAGCGCGGTTACAGAATCAAAGATGATGCGATGTTAGCGCGTCACAGACAGACAGACTTATCCATCCCGGGCACAAACAGCACCGTCAAGAAGATAGCGTTTTCGGCAAAGAAGTCAGACGGCTTCAATCCGAGTTTAGCTATATGCGACGAGGTGGCTGCGTGGGCTGGCGATGCGGGTCTGAAACAATACGAGGTAATGAAGTCCGGCATGGGCGCGAGACCTGAGGGGATTCTTCTCAGTTGCACCACGGCCGGTTACATATCAGACGGAATATTTGACGAGTTGATGAAGAGGTCGACCCGTTTTTTATTAGGCGATTCGAAGGAAACCAAGCTGCTTCCATTTCTCTACATGATCGATGACATCGAGAAGTGGAACGACATCAACGAGCTGAGGAAGGCAAACCCGAACCTCGGTGTGTCCGTCTCGGTCGACTATATGCTCGAGGAGATCGCGATCGCTGAGGGTTCGCTATCTAAAAAGGCTGAGTTCATGTGCAAGTATTGCAACATCAAACAGAACTCAAGCCTTGCATGGCTGCCGGCCGCATCGGTGACAGCTATAAGCGGCCCGGCGATAGATATGGAAACGTTGCGCGGATCCTATTGTGTCGCGGGCCTTGACTTGTCGCAGACCACGGACCTGACATGTGCGTGTGCGGTCATCGAGAAGAACGGCCTGCTCAATGTTATTGCACACTTCTGGATGCCGGCCGAGAAAATAGACGAAGCCACAGAGCGCGATGGCGTTCCGTACTGGACATACGTCAAGCGCGGATTTTTGTCGCTCAGTGGTGACAACTTCGTGGACTACCACGATTGCTATGAGTGGTTCACATCGCTATTGAGCGAGCACGAACTTTATCCGCTTAAAGTCGGATACGACCGATACTCGGCTCAGTATCTTATTCAGGATATGCAGAACGCGGGCTTCCAGTGCGACGATATTTTCCAAGGCGATAACCTCTGGCCTGTCCTTCAGGAGATGGAGGGACTTATAAAAGACGGTCAGATATACATCGGAGATAACGATTTACTAAAGGCTCATTTACTGAATGCAGCGGTCAAGATCAGCACCGAACGTGGTCGAGGCCGATTGATAAAAGTACACCCGACAGCACGAATTGACGGTGTGGCAGCATTAGCGGACGCTTTATGTGTTCGTCAGAAGTGGTTCGGTGAGATAGGCAGTCAGTTAAGGAATTAGGAGATAACTATATGGGGCTGTTTGATTGGATATTCAGACCAGACGACGCGAAAAAATCGCAGAAGGCTCTCGATGAGGCTTATACGATGTTCCGCACTCTCACAGCATACCGCCCGGTATTCACAAGCTGGGGCGGCGCGATCTACGAGAGCGAGATCGTCAGGGCAGCAATCGACGCAAGGGCGAGACATATTTCAAAACTTAAAGTAGAACTGATCGGTTCGGCAAATCCTTCGCTTCAGTCGAAGCTGAGACAGGGTCCGAACCAGTGGCAGACGTGGTCGCAGTTTCTTTATAGGGTGTCGACCATACTCGACATAAACAACACGGCGTTTATCGTGCCGGTGTTCGACGAGAGGATGATCATAACGGGCGTGTACCCGGTTCTTCCGAGTCGGTGCTCGTTACTGGAATATGATAAAGAGCTGTGGCTTCGTTATCAGTTCAATCACGGCGAGATCGCAGCGGTCGAGTTCCGCAAATGCGCGGTCCTGACCAAGCACCAGTATAAGAGTGATTTCTTCGGTGATCCTAACAGCGCAATCGAAGAAACGATGAAGCTGATACACATACAGAACGAGGGCATCGAAGAGGCGGTCAAGAACACAAGTACGTTCCGTTTCATGGCTCAGCTTTCAAACTTTGCGAAGCCTGAGGACCTCGCGCTCGAACGTAAACGCTTTACACGCGAAAACCTTGCGACCGATTCCGAAGCGGGCGGGTTTCTGTTGTTCCCGAACACGTACAAGGACATCAGGCAAATTGATGTAAAGCCGTACACGGTCGATCCCGACCAGATGAAGGCGATACGCGAGAACGTTTACAACTACTTCGGTGTAAACGAGGACGTATTACAGAACAAGGCGTTCGGTGATGCGTGGTCAGCCTTCTACGAGGGCGCGATAGAGCCGTTCGCAATACAGTTCAGCGAGTCGATGAGTAAGGCATTATTCTCAGAGCGAGAACGGGCACAAGGCTCGCAGCTCATGCTGACCGCGAACCGGCTTCAGTATATGAGCAATAACGATAAATTGAATGTCTCGAGTCAGCTTCTTGACCGGGGCATTTTTAGTATCAATGATGTCCGCGAAATATGGAACCTCCCACCGGTCGAAAACGGAGACCAGCGCGTTATCAGAGGCGAGTATTATTCAGCGGATGAAAAACTGACACCAACGGAGGGCACAAACGATGGCAGTCAAGAGTGAAAGAGAATACCGAGATATGACGATGGAGGTCAGGACAGCCGAAGAGGTTGAGATTCCTGAGGAGAGAAAAATCGTCACAGGTTACGCCAGCACTTTTAACGATCCGTACACACTGTACGAGGATGAGAACTGGCGTTTTAAAGAGGTGGTCGATGCAAGGGCGTTCGATAACACAGATATGTCGGATGTCATAATGCAATTTGATCATTCTGGACGCGTGTTTGCGCGAATCAGCAACAATACCCTCAAAGTCACACCTGATGAAAGAGGGCTGTTGATAGAAGCGGATCTCGGTGGTACCGAGCTGGGACGCCAGCTTTTCGAGGAGATCCGCGGAGGTTATACGAACAAGATGAGCTTCGGTTTCACTGTTGATGGTGATGAAATGCTGGACACAAAGGATGTCGACGGTAAAGCTCTCACAGTGAGAACGATCACGTCTGTTCGTAAGCTGTATGACGTATCGGCGGTAAGTTTGCCGGCCAATGACGCTACGAGTATTAGCGTAAGAAATCTGACCGACGGAGAGATCGAGAGGATTCAAGCGGAGAGACTTGAGGCTGAAAAACTTGAACTGAGGCGTAAAAAGTTAATGCTCGAGATTGAATTAAACGGAGGTCAGTAAATGACTAAAGAAGAAATCATGGTTCTCGATGCAGAGCAGATCGAAGCGCGTAAGGCCGAACTGAAGGTCGAACTTGAGGCAGCCGAAACTAACGAGGCGATGGACGCTATCAAAGAAGAGCACGACCTCCTCGAAGAGCGCAACGCTCAGATCAAGCTCGAGATCGAACAGAGGAAGATGGACATGGCCGCAGTCATTCAGGGACACGGTGATGTCATCGAGGAAGTCAAAGACGAAAGGAAACTTGACACAATGGAAATCAGAAATACTAAAGAGTACATCGATGCGTATGCAGAGTACATCAAGAGCGGAAACGATATGGAGTGCAGAAAGCTGACAAGCGAGAACGACACAACTCCAAACGGAACCGGCACAGTAGCAGTTCCTGAGTTCGTTTACGACATCGTTAAGACCGCATGGGAGAGAGAAGGCATCATGTCTCTCGTTCGCAAGAGCTACCTCAGAGGAAACCTGAAGGTTCAGTTCGAGATCAGCGGCAGTGACGCAGCAATCCACGCTGAAGGCGATACAGCTGTTGCTGAAGAGACACTCGTTCTCGGAATCGTTACACTCGTACCACAGAGCATCAAGAAGTGGATCTCGATCTCTGACGAGGTTTATGACCTCAGAGGCGAAGAGTTCCTGAGATACATCTACGATGAACTTACATACAGAATCGCAAAGAAGGCAGCCGACACACTGATCGCAAAGATCGAGGCTTGCGGAACAGTTTCGACCACAACTTGCCCGGGAGTTCCTAAACTCGTAGCAGCAAGCCCAGCACTCGGAACAGTAGCAGCCGCTATGTCAATGCTGAGCGACGAGGCAGCAAACCCTGTCGTTATCATGAACAAGGCTACATGGGGCGCATTCAAGGCT